ATTCATTACAGCATTGTCTACTGTAATGGGTATGCCAGTTATTTTGTAGTGTGTTTCTGTTTTGCTAATCTGCGACTTATTAACGTTTGCAGTTAGCAGGATTTTATTTACGCGCATAAAAAAGCCCTACATTTGATTGTAAGGCTATTATAGCGTTTAGTTGCTGGGTTGGCTATTGGTCGTCAATTAGAAGCTTGCCAATCTTGACCTCAACAGCTTCATTCATGTTGTCCATATTAAAAATCTCCTTACCATTTATAGATACAGATTTTACATGTTTTTCATCAAGGCCAAGCGCTTTAATAATCTTTTGCACAGCATCTTTGTTTGAAAGTAATTTATAAGCCATTAAATATACTCCTTCTTAAACCATCTCTGCTTAACTAAATCATAATCATAATCTAATGATTTAAGTATTTCATAAGCTTGTTTTGATTTGTTGCGTTTTGAACTATCCGGAATTTCCGGAAGGTTGGATTTATCACGCTCAATCATAGCTCGCTTTAATTTACCGATTGCCATTAGTTGTGAGTGGGTTACCTTTCGCTGGCAGTCTTTGCTACTATCGCTTTTTGGGTAAAGCTTTCCATCATTGCAAACAGTTAGGTTTGCGGCTAACTCTGATATTTCACCGAAAGTGTATAAGTGATTAAACCCAAACAACCCAAACACCTCAACAGCTTCATTATACTTTTGCTCGGTGTCCAGCTCAGATGGTTTGATATAATCACCTGTGCGTATTTCGTTTAGCTGGAAGTCAGCAAGATCGATAATTACATCGTATTGTAAAATGCTATTCCACTGCTTTTTGGCTGCATAACAAACCGCACCATCTTCCCATTTAATATTATTCATCGCCTTTATCCTTTTTGGTTATGTTGTATTTTGACATTAGCCACTTTCTACCCGCAACTTTGTCACCCTCAAAATGATGTATTGCGTACTCAACATCATCACGCAGCTCTTCCTCTGGCGTTTTTGGTTTTTTAATATGCCATTTATTGGCTAGTAAATAAAAACCTTTATCGTCTAAAACCAAATGATCACTTTTGTCAGGCATCATTAAAACCTTGAACTTGGAGTTTTTATATTCAACCTCATCACCAACTTGCGGCCATTTATTTTTAACGGCTTTAGGCGGCAATGGGATTGTTATTTGTTTGCATCCCGTATGTGATGCACACATTTCACTCTCGTAAAACCCAATGTAACTTTCATTTATCCTAAAGTATTTGTGCTTACTTTTAAGTTTTGCCACAAACTTAAACCCATGCAACCCAGCCAACTCAATAATAAACTCTGCATGCTCTCTTGATTCAACTACACCCCATGTGTTTGATAGGTATTCGCGGGTGATGTTTGTAAATGCGCGTTCATCCCAATTATCGCCCCACTTGCTTTTTGCGACCTTATTTTCATGCTCAATTGCAAAGCCTACCGAGTCGGCGCTAAACAGCACTATTGAGCCTCTTCTACCTTCACCTATATACGGATATTTCATTTCTCTATCTCCTCTAACTCTTTTAATAATTTAAGCTCTAACTCGTTATTCATTGCAAGTTGAGCTATACGGATTTGCTTGTACTTTTCGTCCAGCTTGGCTAGTCTAACCTTTTCGTCCTTGGCCATAGCTGCCGCGTGATTTTTAAGTGCTGCTAACTCGTAAGGGTGAAGCCATGCATCTTTAGTTGCGATTGACTCTACTAGGTTGGCGCGCTCTAGTTTTTGTTTGTTGTTCATGATTTACTCTGATAGTGACATCCAGTGGGTTGGCTCAAAATTTAACTCACAATAATCATGGGCGGAACTAGCCAAAACACCGCAAGGCTCCCACCCTCCACTGCAAACAGATGCGCAAGCGTACTCTGTAAAGTCAGTTACAACAACTTCAATACCATCACTATAACTGGGCAGCCTATCATTAACACTTATCCACTTACTCATAACCTTCTCCATTTATTTTCAATACACAAATACTACCCCAAAAACACAAGGCGCGTTATAACGTTTTGATATAGGGTATAGCTAAAGGTTATATAAAATTATTATGCTAAAATTCGTTTGGGGTTTAGTATTAGGGCAAACAAATACAGGAGTTAACAAATGAAAAAAGTAAAATGTATAGTGCCAGTAAGTGGTGGCAAGGACTCTCAAGCTTGCTTAAAGATGGCTGTAGATGAGTTTGGTCGAGATAATGTTATGGGTTTATTTTGCGACACTAAGTTCGAACACCCTGTAACGTATGAGCATGTTAAAAGAATGTCCGAAATATATGGTGTACATATCCACACCATCAACGATGGTAATGTTATTGATAAATGCATACAAAGAGGTAGATTCCCTGGTGGAGGTGCCAGACACTGCACTAATGAGTTAAAGATAATACCAACCAAGAAGTTCTTAAAGCACTACGCTGAAACTTTTTTATCTGAGGGCGAGATTGTCGAGGTCTGGTATGGAATGCGAATTGATGAAAGCTCGGAAAGGGCAAAGCGTTATGAGTACAAAGACCCAGATGATTTACATCTACCTCATGAGGTAATAAGCAATTACCCTAAGTACCTAGGTAAGTTGGGGGTGAGGTATAAGCTACCAATAGTTGATTGGTACACGAAAGAAGTTCTCGATTACATAGGTGAGGATAAAAACCCTCTATACGAACAAGGATTTCAGCGCGTTGGTTGCTTCCCATGCTTAGCTGGTGGCGATAAAGCAAAGATAAAAGCATTTAAACACGATAAGTTTGGTGCACAACAACTAATTGATGTTAGGAATGTTGAGGAGAAGCTGGGCAAGAGTGTGTTCACATCAGGTATAGGAAAAGCGTTTGATGCTGGATGCATAATTGAGCAGGACCAAATAGATTTTATTGATGATAACTCGCAAGGCTGTAGGATTTGCGAGATATAAACCTAAAACATCAAACTCAACAAGTCCCCGCTGTTTGATTGCGGGGCGAAGGCCATTACACCACCATCAAATAAGTTAGGGCTTGGTATACCTCGTTTTGCCAAGTCCTTTTTACTTTCCACTTTATCTTTACCGTTGTTATCCGTATCTCTAAGTATGCGACTCATCTCGCTAATGAACTCATCAAGTGTAGCCGGGTCGATTGATTCGCTATCAAAGCTAATCATCTCGTCCTCGTCAAAATACTCACCTTCCTCTAGTGCCCGGTACGTATTCTTTACCCGGTCTGCAAATGACCAAGTAAATTGAGCTTTAACGTTGCTAAACTTATCTTTGTTGGTTTTGCCTGGCGAATACTCATAATCAGGGTTGTGAATATCTTTGCTACCAGCGTTAAACCCGGTGAACTTAACCTCTTGATAGCCCTGCTCGGTACTCATTGACTCGTCAAAGTCAGCGAAGCTACTACCAGCATTTGAGCCAACACCAACAGAGTCATAGACGATATTAGCTCTGTTTTTATAAGCTAAGTCATACACTCGCCTGTACGTTTTACGACTCTCATGCTCTTTATGCTGCCATTTCTCGATGTGAGTAACCACAGACCCGTGACGCATAACAGCTGTGTTCCAGTCCTTACCGCCGTCCATAATGTCAAATCCGACCGTTTTATCACCTGACGCAGTAAAACCAAGCTTTTTGTGTGCATCAATACAAGCTCGAGCATATATAGCAGGAATAAGCACACCCTCAACGGATGCATCATAATCAACATCAATTTCCTGAGCCACTGTTACAGCGTCCTGCTCCCTAACTTGCTTATCGTACCAAGCTTTATCTTTGCGCGGATCATCAGTCCAACGCAGCGTTAAGACTTTAACCTTGCCGCTGAATCGCTTTCTATAAAATGAGTTACCATTGCCGTTTGGTGTTGATATATCTACCTGGCAGTTTGTTGTTTGAGATAGCGCCGCATCTGCCGCCTCCTGCCTTTCAAGGAATGCCGCCTCATCTACAAAGTAAATCGATGTACGCGCACCACGACCAATATCATAACCACCTTCCCCGGTTAGTGTTGAACCGTTTTCTGGGTTGGTTATCTTCAAAAAGTTTGCGTGTTCTTTTTCTTTATATCCAGCGGGTAAAAATTCTTGCGGTATAAACCGCAAAAACTGCCTGCCTTTTTCGAATATGCTTTTAGGGTCCCCAAGGCGGTCAACTAAGTCAACTTTACGCGAGCCATACCCGGCCGTGTAATCATCCCAAAATAACCACATCGTACAACCGTATGCTATAGACAGCCAAGACAAACCGAAATCACGGGTTTTCTCTATCAGTGCTCGCTCTTGATTTCTCCACCTTGCGTGTATCCATTCAATAGTTTCTATTTGCTTAGGGAATAGAATAAATGGCACAACGGCTGGCAAATCTCGCTCAAGGTTACGCGGGTCGAATGTCATACCCCAGTCATTTATAAACGCTGCGGGGTTATGCTTGTAATGAATTTTAGCAGCGGCGAGCGCTTTTGGGTTTTCACGAAGGAAAGAAAGCCGTCTTTGTCTTTCTGCAAGGACGGCTGTGTAATCGGGATTTTTAAAGTCTATTTCAAGATTTGCCATTTATCATATCTTGGTAAATTTGCGTTGCTTCCTCTGCGCTCATTTCACGAGTAATCTGTTTCACGTCATGGCTAACCTTACCAGTATGCTCAATTTCTGACGCATCCTTAAGCCCTAAATCACGCGCTATGATATTGGCATTTAGTACACCACCAGCAGCCCCGGTAAACTTCTGCTCGCGCATTACATCGTTAATATGCTTAGTGACGTCCAAGTATTCAGGTTTATTCTGGTAGTTATGCCAGGTTGCCTTGCATA